CGTAGCGGTACTCTCCACAGGGAATCTGGTTGGTCATCAACTTGACCACATCGTTATTGTTGGGTGTGCTGTGAGTAAACAGCCCAACGTCAATGTCATCAATGCTCTTATCCCTGCCATCTTTGGTGTATGCCTTGTAGACAACACGAGAGTTGAACAGTGGGTTGACCTTGAATATGGCAACAGCAGCAGCGCCCGTTTGCTTGAACAACATGGCACTGGCTTCATCTGCCCTGCTGGTGTTGATCTCTGGCAGCTTTTTGCTTTCCTTGTAGGCATCCCGCATGAATTCCTGATTTTGCCAAAGGAAGTAACCAGCAAAGGCAACCACGCCCATCAAGATGACAGCGAAAAGTTTGAAGGGGCTGTCTACGTAGGACAGCACCTTGTCAACAATGGTTTCAGGCTTGTCCGTCATTTGCGTATGTACATCATGTAGATGTATGCCCCGTAGATCAGCAAAGCAGCAAGGATGAGGGTGGCAATGCTTAAGGCGATGTACTCCGCCAGTTGCTCACGCTTGTTTTTCCTGATGATGGCAGCACGTTTGGCGGCTTCCTGTGCCTCGCGTCTGCGTCTGGCCGCTGCTGCTTGGAACTTGACCCAATCGTCCCACATGCCCGGTCTGCCAGCGTAGACCATACTTTCGCGCAAGTGTTCTTCCTGCTGCTTGAGTTGTTCCAGCGCCATGAATTCTTCCATGTCGCTACGCTCCGCACCACCAGCAGCTTTCTTTGTGGCCTTCTCTTGAATTTTGGCTTTGTTGTCAAAGTAATCAAAGACTCGACCACCAAGAGATGACAACTCTTTGCCATTGGCAAGAGCCGCTTTGATTACGTTGAAGGCTGCGTTGGCAGCAGCAAGTTCGGCAAGCATCACATGCTCCTAAACAACGGGATGACAATGTATGCGCACCAGACCGTCAATGCCACTACAAAGACTGCCGCAATAAATGCGACAGCCCAATCTTTCATTTGACCACCCAGATCGCTGCGAAAATTGTGCCACCCATCGCCACAATCATCAGACCTGCGGTCTTCATCAAGATGGCTTCAATGCGCTTGAGTCGTGCGTTGATCTGTTCATACCGTAAGGCACACACTTCTTCGTGTGTAGACAGTCTTGCATCAGTTGCGTCAATCGTTGGCATGGTTCATCACATGGTCAAAGGTTTTTGGAAACTCTGCTGTTGTCATGTAATGTAGATTGCGCTCTATGCGGCTGTCTTGCGTTGCCAATTCTAAAGCCTTTTGGCACAAATAAATAGCCTCGTCTTTCAGCCCAAGATTCCATGCGGCAATGCTTGCATAGTCCCACGGCTTCTCAGTCCAAACAGACGGGTCCATTGTGTACACGGCCTGTTTGTCAGTGATTTGTAAGGCAGATTTTGCGGCTGAATAACTTTCAGCCCACATACTAAGCCTGTAGCACTGGGCAGATAATTCCACCCAAGGCTCACGGGTTCCCGGTGCTTCAGCAACAGCCAAGCGGAACCACTTTAAAGCCTCTGTGACGTTGCCTTTTTCTGAGTAGGACTTACCCAACAACCTCATAGCGTAAGCCCGTTCATTGGGCCATGTGGCTTCAGGCATCAGCAGGTACTTATTCAGAGCAACAATAGCGTCATCCCACCTAGCATAGAACGTCAATTCTCTAGCATGGTAGAAGGCGTTTCTTGGGCATTTTGGGTCTTCAGCAACAGCCAGTTCAAGCAACGGCATATATTGCCCACGCGACTTTGTGTTGTCTGGCAAGTGAGTAACTAGCAGCTTGTCCGTGTGTGCGTAGACTTCATTGATGCGCCCGTCTTGCTTTGGATATTCATGGACGGGGTGATGCCACCTGTAGCCATGACGAGCAAAAATCTTTTCATAGAAAAAACTGATGCCGCAACCCCAATCAAACTTGTAGCGCAGCCTTGTTGTTTGCGCTGTCCAAACCCGTTCAATTTCTTCACGCCATCCCGGCTCCAACACCTCATCCAAATCAAGACTGATGACAACATCAATGTCTCGCGGAAGCAATGCAAGCGCAGCATTACGGGCCAAGTCAAACCGCCAAGGCGTGATGCAAATGTCATAGACCTTTGCGCCACACTCCAAAGCTATCTTTACAGTATCGTCAGTTGATCCTGTGTCAGCAATGCAAATCAAGTCTGCATCTTTTGCCGAATCACAGAACCTCTGAACAAATGCCGCTTCATTTTTTGAGATTGCAGATACTGCAATTTTTAATGTCATGTCATGTCCTTTTGTATTTGCCAAAGTATTTTAGCAAGGGCCAGTTGTGCAGGTCAAATTGCTGGTCGTGGTGGTCGTAGTCGTGGGGACTACGGTTGGAACAGAAGTATTGTCAGTGATGCTGCCACCAGCAATGCGACCAGAATTCCCAGAGTTGCTTCCACTGTTCGCCCCAATCGAGTATGAACCTGCACCAATTACACCATTGCCGCCAATGGTCGTCACGTTGGCTGCGGGTGCTTGAATCTTGGATGCGATCCCAACAAAGGCGTTATTGGTGCTGATACCCAGAGCAGTCGCGTTATCCGACTGACGCATCCCCAAGCTGGTCTGCTTGTTGATCGTGTAGATTTGGCCGACAGTTGGCAGTAGCAAGCCGGTCCACTGCATGGCGTAATCAGCCCAGTTCTTGGGAGCGTTGATCTGAGCGTTCTGCTGACCACCTCCCATCTGGAGAGACATGACTGCGGCAACCTTGGCCGTGGTGTCACCCTGTCGAGCGATGTCAGCCAGTGCTTGGAAACGGGCTGTCTGAGCCGCTGCTTGAGCTTTGTGGGCGTCAGCGTAGGCTTGGTACTCGGCAGTGGCGCAGCCCGTCAGGGACAGGGCACAGAGGATAAGGGCGATCAGTTTCATGGTTGCTCCTGCGGGGTTTCATTGGTCAAATAAACGGGGTTCCAAGAGAGCGAAGCTTCGTCCCATTGGTACCCAACTACGCCATCCGGCCAAGGTGGTACGGGAGCTGGGATTGGCGCATTCCATAGATATGTGAAGCTGTCTTTGGTCCATGAGGGATAAGGTTGTGGCGGAGCAAAACCTACGCCATCCCATGTGTACCCAATCCCCGCAAAGTTTTTGCGAAATGCTTTGGACTGATCTGGATCAGGTGTGCTGGTGTTGGGGGTGTAATAAATACCGCCCCGGGTGTTGTAGCTTGTCTGCACAAAGGTAGCCGGGTCGCCCCAGTTTCCTGTGTCGATCTCAGCTTGGTCAATAACCAGAACTTGTTGAACGACGTTGTTTTTGTCGATTTGGGCAAATTGGCTCATGATGTAAATACCCCAGAAGATGTAAAGGTATGGTATGTGTATCCGCCAGAAGATGTAACAGTCCCACCGGTTCCTCTCTGCGCACCTGCGTAACGCACAATTACAACACCAGAACCTCCTGAGTAACCGCCAATTTGACCTCCGCTGTTTCCGCCAGCACCACCACCACCACCGCCTGTATTGGCTGACCCGGGTGTGCCAGCCCCCTCCGCTGTGGCATTACTTCCGTTACCGCCGCCGCCCGTACCCCCCGGAATAGGTGGTGTGGCCCCGCCAATACCGCCGTTATACCTGACGCCGCCGCCACCGCCTCCGGCGTAAGTTGTTCCGTTAAGCCATGTAGAGCCATTCCCCCCATTACCATTCCCGACATTACCGTCATTGAGTGATGCGTTCGTACCTGCGGCACCAGCACCGCCGCCACCGCCGCCTTTTGACCATGGGTTTGCGTAGTTACCGGTTCCTCCATTGTTACCTTGTCCCGCCGTCCCAACGCCACCGGTGTCATTTTCAACAGACCCACCCCCAGACCCGCCATTCTTACCTTTTCTAAAAGTCACTAGGTTGAATGCCGCTCCCCCACCCCCGGTACTTGTAGTAGTGGAAAAAGACGAGTTATTGCCGTCATTAGCAATTGCTCCACCAGACCCAACCGTGGCGGTATAAGCAGTGCCGGAGCCAACCGACAAAGAGGCGGTGCGATAGCCGCCAGCGCCACCACCGCCGCCTTCCCCGCTTGACCCGTTACTTCCACCACCCCCACCGCCAGCAACCACCAAATACTCAATTGTGTAAGTGTTGGCCTTCCCGTACAGCGAACTCATGCTCCATGTCGTACCGCTTCCGCCAACACCTGCAAGAGTGCGGACTGCTGCTTCGTTCATCGATATGGTTGCGGTCAGGCTTCGCCCGAGTTCTTGCGCAACACTGACTGGGCTTGATGTGCCCCCCATGTTCAGGGGGCCGCTTGCTGGCATTACCATGCTTGCTCCTTATGGGGTGCCGTAGGCGGTGATGTTGTCTTTGGCTATGAATGCCCCTGCGCTGCTGAACGATGCAATTACCGTTGCGCCATACTTGATAACCAGCTTGCCGCTTTCCTGCACGATGGTGTAGTTGGTTGTTGCTAGGCTTGTTGCAGACCCACTCAAAGTAGCCGTGATTGTTCCCGCATTGAAATTGCCAGACGCATCACGTTGCACCAAAGCGTTTGCGGTGTTGGCGCTTGCGGAAGCAAGTGATGACCCCCAAGCAGTGCCTGTGGAAACAGCAACACCGGAACCGGGGTAAACCGTTGGACCTGTTGGCCCTGTAACGCCTTGGATGCCTTGGATACCCTGCACACCTTGTGGGCCTGTAGGACCAGCAACACCTTGAATGCCTTGGATGCCCTGTGGCCCTGTAGGACCAACATCACCTTGAATGCCTTGCGGACCCGTTGGGCCTGTGACGCCTTGAGCGCCCTGTGGACCGGTTGGCCCTGTTGCGCCGGTGTCGCCCTGAATGCCCTGAGCGCCCGTTGGACCCGTGGGGCCAACAACGCCTTGGATGCCTTGCGGTCCTGTAGGTCCAGTTTCACCTTGAATGCCCTGCGAACCTGTTGGGCCGGTAGGACCGGCTACACCTTGTATGCCTTGAATACCCTGAATGCCCTGTGGACCAGTTGGGCCAACATCGCCTTGATTACCTGTAGGGCCAGTAGGTCCAGTATTCCCTTGGATTCCTTGTGGGCCTGTTGGGCCAACGTCACCCTGAATGCCTTGAGAACCAGTAGGACCAGTTGGGCCAGTGTCTCCTTGAATTCCTTGTTGGCCTGTTGGGCCAGTATTTCCTTGAATTCCTTGTGGACCAGTTGGGCCAACAACACCCTGTGGGCCTGTAGGACCAACATCGCCTTGTGCGCCTGTCGGGCCAGTAGCACCAGTAGAACCAGTTGGGCCAGCAACAGTAGAAGCTGCACCCGTAGGTCCAGTAGCTCCTTGTGGGCCAGTAGGTCCAACCACGCCAACAGACTGAAGCACAACCAGCAATTCATGGTTGTTGCTAAAGTTTGTCGTGCCAGTGCCGCCAGAAGTCAACAAAGTAACGGGAACAAGCACATAGCTGTTTGGCACAACCGTTGGCGTTGCTGACACTTCCCATTTTTGGTAGTTGCTTGAATTGTTTTGATCTTGCAAAACAACAGTGTCGCCCGTCTTGAGGAAAGACAGGAAAATGTCAATGTCAATGCCGCCTTGCTCAAGGTGGCTTAACGTGATTTCGGTTGCAGAAATCTGTGTTGCGTTATTCCAAAACAGATGCCCTGAAGTTGGAGTGCCAGATGTTTGGGTTGTATCTGCTTGATATTGGTAAAAGCTAGACGATTGACCATCTGCGCCTTGTGCGCCAGTAGGGCCAGTGGGTCCAGCAACAGTGGAATCAGCGCCTGTTGGACCTGTTGGACCTGTTATGCCAGTATCTCCTTGAGAGCCTGTGGGTCCAGTGTTGCCTTGAACGCCTTGAATACCCTGAAGACCCTGTGCGCCTGTCGGGCCAACGTCACCCTGAATGCCTTGAGCGCCTGTCGGGCCTGTTGGTCCAACATTACCTTGAATACCTTGTGAACCTGTTGGGCCGGTATCGCCTTGAATACCTTGAGTACCTGTTGGGCCAGTAGGACCAGCATTGCCCTGAATGCCCTGAGAGCCTGTGGGGCCAGCAACACCTTGTTCGCCTTGGATGCCTTGAATGCCTTGTGCGCCTGTCGGCCCGGCAACACCTTGTATACCCTGAACGCCTTGAGCGCCAGTAGGTCCAGTAGGGCCGACCACTGTAGAGTCTGCGCCAGTTGGGCCAGTAGCGCCAGTGTTGCCCTGCGCCCCTGTTGGACCAGTTGGACCTACAACAGTTGAGTCTGCGCCAGTTGCGCCGGTTGGTCCAGTATTTCCTTGTACGCCTTGAGCGCCAGTTGGTCCTGTTGGTCCAGTAATACCTTGAATGCCTTGGTTACCTTGCGCGCCTGTTGGGCCTTGGATACCCTGAACACCTTGAATGCCCTGAACGCCTTGAGGTCCAGTAGGGCCAAGATCACCTTGAATGCCTTGAGCGCCAGTTGGACCTGTTGGGCCTACAGAACCTGTTGGACCAGTATTGCCTTGAACGCCCGTTGGGCCAGTGGGGCCAGTAGGACCGCCAGAAGGGCCAGTGGGGCCAGTTGGGCCTAAAGGACCAGATACGCCACGATCAATCCTAGCCTCAACGCGAGGCTGTGGAACGACTTCCAGATTGACGTTGTTGGCGTCCAGCACGGTAACTTTCAAATTGCTCATATCGCCACCTTACAAAACAACAACACCGTCAGAACGAACAATGAACAACAAGAAAATAATCATGTCATCCGCTGGAGTGCCACCAAAAGCCGGGAAAGAAACTTTGACCCGACCAGAGTAACCAACAGGGTTTTGAGCATTGATTTCCAATTCTGGATCGCTTGCCATCAAGCCCCATGCGCCAGCATCAATTACAAGCGTACAAGTGCCAGCAACAGACACAATGTTTGTGACCGTCAAAGGAATGGCAGCAGGTGTTGGGTTGTAGTCTGCAATGTCAAACGTCAAACCGTTGCGAGTATCGGTGATGTTTGACAGTTCACGCCGAACAATTTGAGCATCAATCGTTGCGCCTGTCAGGTTGACGGGCAAAGCATTGGATGTGAAGGAAAGATTCCAATAGGTTTGCTGATCCCAAACAAGTTCGCCAGCAAGAATTGGATTATCAAAGCCGCTGACTTGCGCCAGCGTATTGCGATTAAAGACAGCCATAATTTTTCCCTGTTCTCAGGTGGTGACGTTCCCCGCCTACTAGCATGGGTTCGATTCTTTTCATGTCTTCAAACTATTTTGCCAGAATTTTAGCCGCAAAGATAGATGCAAGAGACAAGCTGTACGTCTGTTGGTGCGGAAAAGGTGACGTTTTCACGAATCTTTGCAACAGTTGTATTCCGCACAATATCGTCAGATTGCTTCATGCCCTTGCCGGGTGTTGATGAGCAGACAATTAGATCGCCAATTTGGAAGTTGCCGCCTTCACCGCACACGTTAATCTGTCCTTCACCCACAGAGTTAATTGCGATGTAGTCGTGAGTGTCAACGATTGGCTGATAGATTGGGTTCAACTCATACTCAACCGTGTCAACATACTCATCCTCTTGCCAAACAGGAACAACGACAGGAATTTGCAAGATGTAAGGAGTCTGGACGCTGATAGCGGCAAACACCCCAATGGCACCCTTTTGATTGGCGGTTGTGCTTGGTGTGACTTCCGTGATCGTATCGGTTACGCCAGATGTCGCAACAATAACGCCAGTGTCCACAATGATGTCACCGGGAACAACAGTCGTGTCTTTGAGCATCAAGCCATCGTGGCAACCAGTAAACGGAGCAACACCGCCGACAACAGTCAGACCGTAACTTGGACCGCCAGCAACAATACCTCGAAGGTCAACGCCGCTGGTGTTTGTTGAGAACAGTCTGCCGCCGTAATGTTCTGTGCCAGAAAGGTATGCCAGATATGAATACGCAGCAGTGTTTGGACCGGGAGCGCCTTCAGATGCAGACCCTGATTGTGAGCTTCTGCGCTGCGTGAACATTCCAAAGTTGGGTCCAGCAATACTCATGCCTGTAACGACATAAGTGGCACTGATGCTGTCATAGCCATAGGTGTTTGAAAACAACCCACCATATGAGCTTGTTGAGGAAGTGTTGCCAGCAATACCAACACTGTTGGTTGAGATACCTGCTAAACCAGCGGTTCCAAAATTGGTGCTTTTGAAATAGCCAGTAGTGGCTATGCCGTAAACAGATGTGCCAAGGCCAAAACCAAACGTGTTTCCGCTTTGTGTTGTGCTTGACCCTGATTCAATCCTGTCAACAGTCAGTGTATTGGCAATGATGTGACCGCCATCAATGAACGTCACGCCACCGGAAGGGTTTGTGCCTGATGGCGATGACATGTTGCTGAACGTCACCAATCCATCAAAGTTGGTCCAATTGAACACCGATGAAATTGTGACCGTCTGAGCGCCGCCAAAGGTTGCTTCAGACACGGCATACCGCACAGCCCAAAATCTGTTGTTGTTGGTATCCGTCACGTTCGTGCTTGGCATCGAAAACGATGTTGACCAACCAAAGGTTACGCTTGAGAACGAACCATTGGTAAAGTCAAACCCTGATGCGCTTGGCGATGATGGCGTAGACCCGCTGGCAAATGCGTAGTACAAGAACCCGCTTGCAGACCTTGGACCAGTTGCGCCAGCCGTTCCGCTAGTGCCGTTTTGACCAATGCTCTGGACATTCGTGCCGCCCACGGTCCAACTGAATGTTGTTGTGGCGTTGCCGGTTGTGTCGTTTAACCACTTCAGCGCCTCCCAAAGCTGAAGCCCTCCAGTGCCGGGGTTGGTTGGCGCAGTAACCCGCCAAGCGTCTACGTTGTTGTAGACCTGTGTGCCCGTTGCCCAAGTAAACACGGATGTGCCGGTAGGGTTTGCTGGCTGCGTTGCCGACCACTGATAAAGGGTCGGGTAGACGTTCCTTGAGCCGGTTGTAATAGGTGCCCATGCAAACGATGAACTGAGCGCACTGATGCGTGATTGACCAATGTTGTTGGCAACCACTACGCCAAAATAATATGTCCCGGTTGGCAAGACCTGATTTAGGAAATCAAATGATGCGCCGTTTACGTAAGGCTGAGAGTTTGATTGCGTTGCAAATGCAAGCAGCTTCCAATCAGCGTTGGATGGCGTTGCAGATGTTGTGTAGTACAGGTTGATGGTCGTTACGCGACCAGTGGCAGGAATGGTGACACGGACATCAAAAGATGGAACTTGAGCATTTGGGCGGCTTGCCAAAATTGTGGGAGCAGCCAATGTACTGAAGTAGCTTGGGTTTGCAATGTTGCTGTTTGGGGCTGGCGTGAACTGGACAATCGACACGTTGTCGTACACCTGCGAGTTGTACTCGGACATGTCCAATCGTGCGCCCAACGAACCATCAGCCAATGTTGCTTCATTAACCTTGGTCACACGGAAAAGTTTATTGCTCCAGCCGTAATCAGCGTTGGTCACGCTCACCACATCACCAGCATCAACTTGGATGCCGTAGTAAGTGGTGTTGAACGAAACAATCAGGTCTTCCCGAGCTTGCTCAAGCAGTCGGTTTGACAAGTACTGCGCTTGGACGGAGTTGTTCACCAAGTCCAGAGTCATGGACAACTTGTTTATTGGCTCATTTGGATACAGCAAGCCAGATGGCGTTTGCAAGTTGACAAATGCAGGTTGGTCCTTGTTGTCCTTGAAAGGAAACTTGGTTTCGATCTGGTTGATGGACGATGTGATGTCAGTCGCACTTACGCGAATTTCACCAATGATGTTGGTATCGTCAAACGAGTAAACATTTGCTTCTGCCTTGTTGATGACGATAGACCACTTGCCAGACGCAGCGTTGTAGGTCATCCAGCTATCACACGCTGCCATGATCTTGTCGATGTTATCCAACACAGATTGTCCTGCGTCCAAAACACCATTGATGCGGTATCGGGCTTGCGTTGATGGATTGCCTGTGTAGTCTGTGTAGGTGATTACTTCATCAGAGTAAGTGTTCAATGCTGTCGCACTAACCGTGTCGATGTATGCAGGATCAATTGCGCCACCATATGCAGCACTTGCAATGTAATCTTTCCAAACATCGCCGGGCTTTGCAACGCCTGTGCCATTCAAATAATGACGAGTTGCAAAAGTGATTGGCGACAAAGAAGTTGTGTCAGCATCACGGTTGTAGTTCAGTTGCACAATTGCAAAAGCCAAGCCGTTCATTTGACGAGTGCCCGTCCATGCTTGACCAGATGGCAAGCCACGGGCTGTACTCATAATGTCAGATGGGAAAGTTCCAGCCGTGTTGTATGGAGATATTGTTCCAGAGGCATCGGACGTATACAGGTAAATCCAAAGGTTGCCATCAATTTTTGAATCTTCGTTACCTGCTTGGTCAGTAAGTTTAACAACACGATTACCCAAACCGCCACCGTCAAATGTCACCAAACGATCACCGTAGTAAAACTTGCTTTGATCGTATGTAAATTGTCCATTAGGACTGATGCAACTAATCGCCATGACGTAATACATCGTCTTTTGATCGGTTGTCAAAACAGCGTCTACAAACGTGCCGCCCAAGTACGCATCACCATAGACAATGGGAATGGCGTTAGATGAGGATGGCGGAACTTGCTGGCGCACTCCATTGTCTTTTGGGCCAGAAGAAGTGTCAGCAAAAATACGACTAACAATTTGCGATACAGCAAAGTTAATCGCAAAAGCGGCAGCAGTCATTCCAGCAGTAAATACAGCACCAGCACTAAGACCGTAATATGCCGCAACAATCATTGACCCGACCATACTTATTCCTTCACAAAACTTGCACCAACCGCTTTGTAGCCACGCTTAGTGTAATCAATCAACGGACCAGATGCGGAGATAGATGTGTACACACAATCAACATCGCCGCGCTTTAACATTTCAGTCGCTGTCTGGTCATAGGCTTTCCAAAGCCTTCCACCAATCGACCCATTCCTGTGTTCTGGCTCAACCCACCACAACAACTCATGCAACTCTTTTACGTTGGGACACCAAATATTGTTTTGCTTAATCCCAATGATTGCGCCATTCATGTGGTTATCAATGAAGATGAATCCTCGACCCATGATGATGCTGAACAACAATTGCTCAACGTGTTTGGGATTGTGCTTGTCTGGCTGACCAAGAGTACAGATTGGATTTTCGTAAGCGTATGCTTCAACAATTTCTAGCAATCTTGGGATGTCATATCTTGTAGCAAGGCGAATCATTTACTCGACTCCACCTGAATCTCCACCAGTTCCGCCGCCATCAAAATTAGTGTCGGCGTTCGGGTCAGATGCTTGCGTAAGAACTTTTGGTGGTTTGCCAAAGTCAAAATATGTTGCAGAAATTTCAGCCACACGATCCATTGATGTGTCCGATGTGCCGTAGAGAAATTGCCAACTGTTCTGGTTTGTCTTTACACCAGAAATCCTGTTCTCCAGAATTCGGCGCATGGACGAACAGGAAATAGAACAAGTCGCAATCCGCTGACGCAAGTTGGTGTTGAAGTCTTCAGTGATAGAGACATTGTTGATGATGCCTTGATACCGCTTGAAAAACTGTGTTGTTGGCGTTGTGATGATTTGGTTGTTTGAGTCAAAGAACCCACGCCAAACTTCCACCAAAGAACCCTTGATGTCAGAAGACAAGATCAATGCAATGTTTGCTGAGTCGATTCCAGTTAAGGAAATGGTCATGTCATCAGAAGTTGCCTTCATGTCGCGCTGGACATCGCCAACCATCAGCAACGAGCCAAGGTTGCTAAATGTGATGCCACTTACCGTGATTGGCGATGCGGCATTGCAAAATGTGTAGATTGTCTGACTGCCAGTTTTGCCAACTGTAAGCCGCACAAACTCAGAGTGCTTAATGCTTGGCGATGCAACTGCATTGATTGTTGTCATGTGATGTATTCCCGAAAAATGAATGGCTCATCCCAATTGACAAAAGCACCGTTTGTCATGGGCGTCAAAGTATATGTCGGGCATCGTTCTGCCACAACATTAAACGTGCAAGCATTCCCAATTGATACAGTTGCTCCAGACACAGGGGAGCCGATCAATGGCCTGTGAATGCCTACAGAAGAACCAGCAGAGTCTGCTGTGACCTTGTAGGTGTATCCGCCAACCATGATGAAATCACCCGCCTTAAACGTACCATTGGAATTCAGGGCAAGCGTTTGCGTGTTGGGCGTAGGCGTACCATTCAGTGTGGCAACAGTTGCCGTGCCCAAGTTTTGCGTGAACCAAGAAAGGTTCGCCGAGTTGAACTGGATGACTTCAGGCAATTGGCGATCTTTGTTGTCAATCGTCTGAATGATTGCCCTAGCTGTCGGGTAGTACAGGTAGTTGTTTGGCGTAACCGTGAACATCCAAGGCACTGCGGTCAAATACTGAGCCACAGTCATGTAGCCAGCCCGAGTGACCTGCTGTCCAACCATCCTACGGTTTTGCACCGTCATGGATTCTTGGACCTCGAAAATCGTTTGAAAACTCATGCTCTACCCCTTCCGACAGCCAAAGACTTGTTGGCATACTGATTAGCCGCCCAAATCGCATTAGAACTGCCTAGGAGCCGATCTTCAAACGATTTGGTATCAATGGCATTGATGTAGTTGTTTGTCACGTTGGTGGTGCTTCCCATGTTGCCCAGTGCGTGATTGGGGATGATTGTGCCAGCAGTGCGAGGGACAAACAGTTCAGGCCCACGCTCTCCGACAAGGCCGATCTTGCCACCGTCAACCGGGCCACCATCAGCCCTGTTTGGGTTAAAAACATGCTCAGACATGCCGCCACTAGCGTTATAGCTTGATGTGCTACCTGCATATGAGCTAAACATGTAATTAAGAAAGCGCAAGGCAGCAGCCTTCATCTGGATTGCGATCAAATCCTGAATGATGCTACGAGCCAAGTCCTTCATATTGAGCTTGCCTGTCTTGACAAAGTTGTCGATAGCAGAACCCAAGTTACCAAACACACTGTCAAACACTTGCTGTGTGCGTTTTGCGCCTTCTTCCATCACGATGAACATCTTTGCCATCTGCTCTTGTCGATCAATCTGGTCAAGGTTAAATTGCTTGTCTGGACCTTCCTCGACTTCTTTGCGCTTTCTGGCGTACTCCAAAGAGATTTGAGCAAGACGCTGCTCTTTTTCTGTGGCGTAAATCAATTGATACTTCAACTCCAAGGACTCGCGCTGGTACTCCATGTCCCTTGTCTTGGATTGGTTGCTGATGCGGATTGCTTGAAGTCGATTTGATTCAGCAATTTCCGCATCCGTAATTTCCTTTTGCGTCCGCAAAGCTTCTTCATACTCAGCCAACGATGCTTTGTTGCGAATCTGACGCACCTTTTCGGAAGCCTCGGCAGCAATTGCAATGGCTTTGTTTTTGTAGATTTCAAGATTTTGCGAGGTAGCGCGACCATCTTCTTGCTGATTCTTTTCAGCCATCTCTCTACGAGCATCTTCCAGCTTTTTAGCCGCCTCAAGCTCAATCATTTGCATCTCGTTTACGCCTTGTTTGGCAACGGCAAATCTTGCTTCCGCTTCAGCTTTAGCGACTTCTCCTGCTTTGCTTTTCAGCATCCCCTTGTACTTGTCGTATTCTTCAATCTTCTCTTTCGCGCTACCCACATCTTTTGATGCCGTAGACCGAGCTTGAAGGCGCTGAATCTCTAGCAAGTTTTCTTTGCTTGCTTCCAGTGAGGCCAAAGTTTTGCGCCACCCTCTTGAGAAAACAGTGTCTTCTTCTTCCGATGTACCAGAGAGTTTTTTCTTGATGTCGGAAATTTGCTTGTCAATTGCATCAAGTGTTTGCGCCTGAGTAGGACCAGCTAAGAATTCCTTGAACTTGTCCCAATAGTTGCTCATAGAAGTCGTGACTGACTTCCATGCGCCTTCAAGCAAACCAAGCTCACGGCGTTGCTGCTCCAACTTGGTGTTCAAGGCAACAGCGACAACTTGTGCGGCTTCTTGCTTCTTGTTGGCTTTCTCCAATGCCTCAATCTGCTTGTATTGCTCAAGCGTCAAGAAGTTCATTTCCTTGTTAAGAGACTTGGCTCCTTCAGCAGTTCCACTCAAGCCGCCCTTAAGCTTTTGTGTCGCCTCGGCTGCCGTAACTCCAGCAATTTGCGAGTAGGTGATGATGGCTTGCGTGACAGCATTGATTGATGTGCCAGTAAATTGACCAGAGGAGATAACCTCCATCAATGCATCTTTGGTCAGGCCAAGACTTGCCTTTGTTTTTTCGCTTAGTGTGTTTGCAAGTTTCTGGAATGATTCTTCAGTCACACCAGAATAGTTCCCAGTCAAGGTCAGTGCATCTCGCAACTTGTCCAAGTCATCTCTGGCTTGATATGCAGCAACAGCAACACTACCCAAACCAATGGCAACAGTACCAAGGCCAACAGAGAATGGCGTGAACAATGATCCGACAGCACGGAACATGTTGCCAAGGCCACCCATTGCGTCCTTCAACTGACCACCTTGCTGGAGGATGGCAATTAACGGGCTTTGACCAGACGCGATCTGTGTGAACAAGTCGGTTGTCTGATAGGTCAACTGAATTTTCTGCTGCTCGTTCATCTTGAACTGAGCGCCAGCAGCGTTCTTTGCAGCAGCAGCCATCTTGTCATAAGCTGCCGCTTGAGCCAGCAATTGAGCAGCCTTTTCTTTGCCGCCTTCGCTTTTTTTCAGATTCTTCAGTCTGCCAGTAGCCATCTCTCGCTCAAGCTGAGTGACCTTGCTGACAGTTTTGCCGTAGTCTTCAGTTGCGTACTG